GAGCGCGAACCTGCGCGGCGTGCTGACGGACGAGACGGGCACGGGCTCTGCGGTGTTTGCCGATGCGCCTACGCTGACCACGCCGACCATCAGCGGCGGGGACATGGAGTTTTCCAGCCTTGGGCAGCGCATCAAGGGCGATCTCACGACGACCACGGTATCCAATCGCCTGCTCTTCCAGACCTCGACCGTCGACGGAACAACGAGCGTCGGCGCGATCCCTGATGGAACGGCCACGACAGCCGGATTCGCGGCGGCCAACAGTTCGGACGCAAACAACGCCAGCATTGCCATTTTGCAGGCCACGCCGACCGTCGTGAGTGTGACGGCTACGAAGACCGGCACGGGCTCGTTCTTGCCACTGACGTTCGTGACCAGCAATATCGAGCGCCTGCGCATCGATACGTCTGGGAATGTGAACATCCCGACAGCCGGGGCTCGGATCACGGGGGATTTCAGTGGTGCGACGGTGGCGAACCGTCTGATGTTTCAGACGAGTACGGTGAACGGGAATACGAGCGTTGCGGCGATCCCGAACGGCACTTCTGTTCAGGCAAACATTCGTGCGTTCGCAAACAGTGATCCGACAAACGCTTCATTCACTGATATTGGTGCAGACCCGACGGTCGGCAGTTTTTTGAGGGCAGAACGAGCCGGCACCGGCACCTACCTGCCGATGACCTTCTACACCGGAGGCAGCGAGCGGGTCAGGGTTGATACGTCGGGGAATGTGGGGATTGGACGGGCGCCGAACTACCAACTCGACGTATACCGCAGCGGTACGACAAATACCACCGTCGCTGCTGCCAACGATAACGTAGTAAACATTCTGCAAGTATCGGGCAACACGGCAGGCGTTGTCGGAACTCTTACTTCGCATCCGCTGATTTTCACGGCCGGCAACACCGAACGCGCCCGCATCACGAGCACTGGCAACGTGGTCGCCGGAGGTTCCGTAGCGCTTGCCACCACCGCAACGGACGGCTTCCTCTACGTACCGACCTGTGCGGGAACTCCGACCGGTACACCCACTGCCGTCACCGGCATGGCACCGATTGTGGTGAACACCACGAACAACAAGCTCTACTTCTACTCAGGCGGCTCTTGGCGCGACGCTGGGCCGTAATCCGAGCGAACCAGCATGGCCGCAATCCCCATCGTCGCAGGCATCTACTCGGACGCAGGCCCGGACATTCGGACCGCGTTTCCGGTGAACCTGATGCCCGTGCCCAAGGGCTCAGGCGTGAGCCAGGAGTACCTGAGGCCGGCAGATGGGGTGGTGCCGATGGCCTCCACCGATGTCGGCGTGGATCGCGGCGCGATTGAGTGGCGCGGCACCTGCTACCGGGTGATGGGCACGAAGCTCGTGAGCGTGTCGTCCACGGGCGCGATTACTGTGCTCGGTGACGTTGGCGGGCCGGTCAACACCTACGTCACGTTCGACTACTCGTTCGACCGGCTGGCGATTGCCAGCGGCGGCAACCTGTTCTACTGGAACGGCGGCTCGCTGGCGCAGGTCACCGACCCCGATCTGGGAAACGTGCTCGATGTCGTGTGGGTCGATGGCTACTTCATGACCACGGACGGCGAGTTTCTGGTGGTCACCGACCTTAGCAACCCGCTGGCAGTCAACCCGCTGAAGTACGGTTCGTCCGAGATCGACCCCGATCCGGTGGTTGCGCTGCTCAAGCTGCGCAACGAAATCTACGCGATCAACCGGCACACCATCGAGGTGTTCGACAACGTGGGCGGGACTCTGTTCCCGTTCCAACGCATCGACGGGGCGCAAATCATGCGCGGCGCGGTGGGCACGCACGCCGTGTGCGTCTTTGGCGACGAGGGCCTCGCGTTCCTCGGCGGTGGTCGCAACGAGTCTCCGAGCATCTATCTTGGCGGCAACGCCTCCAGCGCACCGCTGGCCACGCAGGATGTCGATCTGCTGCTGCAGACCTACACCGAGGCGCAACTGGCGACGGCCAAGCTCGAAACCCGCATCGACCGGGCGCACAAGCTGCTGTACGTTCACCTTCCCGACCGCACGCTGGTCTACGACCACGCGGCCAGCCAGGCGCTGCAGATGCGGATCTGGTTCACGCTCACGGGCGGCGTGGTCGGCTTTGAGCAGTACCCGGCGCGCAATCTGGTCTGGGCCTACGACAAGTGGCTCGTGGGATCGCCTTCGCTGCAGCCGCAGACTGACCTGCTGCTGGCCGAGAACGGCGATGTGCTGGAGACTGAAACCGGCGGCGACCTGATCGACGCCAACGAAGGGCTCTACGGCGTAGTGGGCTACCTCGACCGCAAGATCAGCAGCCAGTGGAGTCAGAAGACCCGCTGGGAGTTCTCCACGCCCATCGTCTACAACGAGTCCAAGGGCGCGATCTTCCACGAACTCGAACTCGTGGCGCTGCCTGGGCGCGTGACGGTCGGATCGAATCCGACCATCTCGACCTCGTACTCGACCGATGGCCTGTCGTGGAGTCAGGATCGGTTCATCGGGGCCGGTAAGACGGGCGACACCCGCAAGCGGCTCGTGTGGTTCCAGCAGGGCAACATGGAGAGCATCCGCATGCAGCGCTTCCGGGGCGACTCGGACGCGCACATCTCGTTTCTGCGTCTTGAGGCGCGGCTTGAGCCGCTGAACGTCTGATGGCCACGCAGACACCACCGCTGCGCCTGACGCGGGATCAGTTCGCCACGTTCCTGACGGATCAGAAGCAGATCCGCGCCTTCGAGAACCTGTTCTCCATCGTGGAGGACATTGCGCCCGACGTTGTGCAGCAGGTGCTGCTCGCGGCCGGCAGCGCGCAGGCAGCGGCCACGGACGCGCAGGGACAGGTGCAGAGCGCCGAGCAGGCGCTGGGCACAATGCTTGCGGCGTGCGAGGCCAAGGCCACGCTGGCGCTGCAGCAGGTGCTCGCGCTCAAGCACATCGCTGACTTCGTGGAGACTGCGCCGCCCCCGCGCGAGTTCAAGCGCTCGCGCTACGGGTCGTTCTACGACACCACGACGCAGACGGCGACCGTGATCAACACGGCCACCGCAATCACGTTCAACACGACCGATCTGTCGCGGGGCGTGTACATCGGTACGCCGACATCGCGGGTCTATGTGGACACCGAGGGCATCTACAACTTCCAGACCAGCATCCAGCTCGACTCGACGGTCGCCACGGATCAGGAGTTCTACCTCTGGTTCAGGAAGAACGGCGCGGATGTCACGAACTCCGCGAGCCAAGTGCGGGTGAAAGGCAACAACGCCGAGGTGTTCCTGGCCCTGAACTATTTCTTCGACCTCAAGGCCGGGGATTACGTCGAACTCATGTTCAGCGTCACCAACCTCGGCGTGCAGCTGCTGGCATCCGGTGCCGTGGCCCCGCACCCTGGCATCCCGTCGATTATCCTTACTGTCGCCAACAACATCGGGGGCGTCGAATCATGACCGTAACCGTTACCGTGCTCGTGCCTCCCAAGCAGATGGAGGCATCGCAGACCACGCAGTACACCGCCACGAACGTGCGGGCCATCATCGACAAGGCCACCGTGACGAACACGGACACCGTGTCGCGCACGTTCTCGGTGAACATCGTCACGAGCGGCGGGTCTGCCGGGAATGCCAACTTGGTGATCGACACCCGCACCGTGCAGCCCGACGAGACGTACCTGTGCCCCGAGCTGGTCGGCCAGGTGCTCGCGCCTGGTGGGTTCATCTCGACCATCGCCAGCAACGCCACCTCGCTTACGCTGCGGGTGTCTGGACGCGAGATCACTTGAGGGGTATGATGCGAGTGCTGAGTTTCGAGCGGCCAGCGGCTCGCATCCTCGTTTCGGAGGAACGCGATGCTTAACTTTCTTCTCCCGATGGGAGCAGCGCTACTTGGTAGCGCCATGCAGTCACGCGCTGCGGGCAAGGCCGCAGGCCAGCAGGCCGACGCCGCGCAGGCCGGCATCGAGGAGCAGCGCCGTCAGTTTGACGAGATGCGCAAGCTGCTGGAGCCGTACACCCAGGCCGGCCAGCCCGCGCTACAGGCGCAGCAGGCAATGCTCGGGCTGCAGGGCGCAGAGGCGCAGCAGCAGGCCATCGCAGGCGTCGAGCAGAGCCCGCTCCTGCAGGCGCTGATGCGTCAGGGCGAGGAGGCGATGCTGCAGCAGGCGTCGGCTACGGGTGGCCTGCGAGGCGGGAACATGCAGGCCGCGCTGGCCCAGTTCCGGCCGCAAATGCTGCAGGAAGCCCTTGACCAGCAGTATGCGCGCCTCGGCGGCCTAACGGCGCTCGGGCAGCAGTCCGCTGCGGGTGTCGGCACGGCGGGGATGGAAACGGGGCGCGGCGTTGCCGGTTTGCTACAGCAGCAGGGCGCGGCTCGCGCAGGCGGCACGCTGGGCCGTGCGTCGCCGTTTGCCAACCTGCTCCAGACGCCGTTGCAGATGTACGGCATGGGTGTGGGCAGCGGACGGATTCCGTTCCCGTCGTTCGGGGGTGCGCCGAGTGGCTACGGCGGCGGGCTGCCCTCGGGGATGATCCCGAGCGGCGTGCCGATGTAAGGAGGCTGACATGGCACTCGGCCCGATCAACTACCAGATGCAGGTGCAGTCGCCGTTTGAGAGCGTGCTGCAGGGGATGAACGCTGGTGCGCAACTGGCCAATGTCGAGATGGCTCGACAGCAGCAGGCTGTGCAGATGGAGGCCATGCGGCAGAAGGCTGCGCTGGAGCAGCAGGCGGCGCAACGTGCGGCGGCCAACGAGGTCGAGTTGCAACAGCTTCAGTCCATCCCGCTGGAGCAGATGAATCAGGCGCAGCAGGCGCGGTACATGCAGTTGACAAACAGCGAGGCCACTCGCGCGTTCATTGCTCGCCGGATCGAGCAGGTGCCTGTCACCGTCATGACGAACCGCATGCGCGGGTACGCTAGCACGGTCAACGCGCTGATGATGGACCCGGCGGTTGGGGTCAGGCGTTTGCAACAAGTAGCCGAGGGTGAACAAGACCCGGAGGAAAAGAAGGCGCTTGAGACTGTCGCGCAAGTGGCCGAAACAAACCCTCTGTACGCCGCTCGGATGATCCACGGCATGATCAATGAGGTCGGAACCCGGAACAAGGAAGTTCAGGGCTACTCTGACGCGGTGGTCAACTTCCTTGATCGGGCCGGCAAGCCGCTGTACCCCAAGGAGCCGGGTAAGCCGCTGCTTGTGCCGCCCAACTACAGAGTGCTGCAGGACGGTCAGGTGGTGTTTGAGGCGCCTCCTGTGCCCCGACAGTCGCAACTCTTGACCCCCGAGGAAGAAGCGCAGAAGGCGCGCATAGCCGCAGCAGGCAGGGCTCCGCGTGAGGAAAAAGACGACCCGCGCAAAGTCGTCGCGCTCCGGGAAACGGACGCCGCGGGCAACGTCACGCTGCTCAACAAGTTCGGTGAGGTCATCACGCCAACCGCACCCGTGCGCGGCAAGCCAAGCGCCACGTTTGAAAAGATGAGTGCGCAGCGCAAGCAACTCGCCGTTGACATCGACCGCACCATTGGTGAACTTGAAGAGGTCACAAAGCGGGGCGGCTTGATCGACCAGGCTACTGGCAGCGGCATCGGCCGCGCCATTGATGTTGGCGCTGGCTTTTTCGGTCAGGCCACCCCCGGCGCAATCGCCATCGGCAGGCTGCAACCGATTGCCGACATGGTGCTCAAAATGGTGCCTCGGTTCGAGGGGCCTCAGTCGGACAAAGACACGCGCTCCTACAAGGAGGCTGCGGGTCAACTCTCCGACGCCGCGCTGCCGAACGAGATTCGCAAGCAAGCCGCGCTTGAGATTGTGCGGCTGATGAAGGCGCGCAAGAGCCAATTCGCAACTGCGGAAATGGCCGCAGAGGGCGTTGGCGCCGCGCCTGCGCCTGCCGGTGGCGTGGACATGAACAACCCTCTGCTTAGGCCGAGGTAAGCCACCATGCCGTCGCTGCTGGAAATTCTCCAAGACCCGAACTACACCTCGGCCAACGAGGAGACGAAGCGGGCTATCTTCGAGCGTTGGGCGCCGCAGGACACCAACTACACGGGCGCCAATGCCGAGACTCAGGCTGCCATTCGTCAGCGGTTTGGGATCGCTGCACCAGCGGCTCCAGCGCAACCCGTCACGCCTCCCGGCGTGATTCCCGGCGCAGCACCGGGTCAAGTAGCGCCGCCTGCTGCGCCGGCGCAGCCGTCGATGGCGCAGCGTGCAATCTCCTTCGTGCGGCCGACCGTCGAGGCGCTGGGCGCTGCCGGCGGCGCGGTTGTTGGAACGCCGCTTGGGCCGGCAGGAACTGTCGGCGGGGCTGGTCTTGGCTATGGGCTGGCCAAGGGTGGTCTTGACGTACTGGAGCAGATGGCCGGCACCCGCCAGGCCCCCGCTACGGCCGGCGAGGCGCTGCTCGGCGGCGCGCGGGATGTGCTGACAGGGGCGACCTACGAGACTGCCGGCCGCGTGGCCGCGCCTATCGTCTCCGCAGCCATCCAGAAGTTCGGCACCTCGGCCACCCGCGCGCTGGATGTCAAGGGCCGACAGGCCACCAAGATCGCTCGGGCCGCAGCGGGCAAGGAGATCGACGCGATCCGCGCAGCCCTGCGCGGCGCAGACCCGAGTGATCTACCGGCTCAGGCCACCGCCAACATCGACCGCAAGGCGTGGCAGTCGCTAAACGAACTGGGTGCGTCGCTTGATGAAACCGACGTGATCCTGCGCCGGCAAAGCGAAGGCATGCTGGCCGACCTGTCGCGCATTGCGCGAGGGGGAAACGCGACGGAAATCCGCAACGCCATCGAAGAGTCGCGCCGAGTGCTGAACGACCTGACGCGGCCGATGCGCGAGCGCGAACTGGCTGCAGCCAACCAAGCTGCACAGACGATGGCGCGCCTCGGCCCGCAGGCCGCACAGCGTCAGCAGTCGATGATCTCGGCGCTGCGGCAGGGGCAGCCCATGCCAGTTCCAGTACAACCTGCTAATCAGCCAATGGCAGACTTGTACGGGACCGTTCCAGGGCGCAATCTCGTGCAAGGATTTGCTCCCGGCACGCCGCTGCCGGGACAGGCTACTGTCGTCCCATCGGTCGAAGCTGCGCAGCGCACCGCTGCTGCAGTGCAGCAACTTGAGCGCGTGGTACCGGGAGAGATTCCGGCCGTCAGCGCCACGCAGGCCGCACGGGTGCAGGCTGCAGCGGCGAACCAGTGGCAGGAGACGGCCGATGTCTTCACTCGCCTCGCTGGCCAGCGCCGCATTGAGCGCGACTTCCTCCAGCGGCAGATGGGCAGTTTGGAAGACTACGGCCTGCGTCCGCTGAACGTAGACAACGTGACAGATGCGATTAGCGCGTCAATGTCTGCACCAGGCAAGCGCGTAAGCGTGGTTCACCAGCAGGTGCTGGGCCGTGTGCGCGAGCAACTGCAGGCTGCTGCCGCGCTGAACAACGGCGTCATCGACGCCCGCGACCTCTACACCATCCGCAAAGAGGGTGTCAACGAGATCATCGACACGCTGATGGCTGGTCGTGATCCGGCCGTGAGCAAGAAGGTGGCGGCCGATGTGCTT